GCCCATCGCTTAACTGAATAGGCATACCCCTGTCATTCTGGGGCTTGAATACGATTGCACCTGATGGTCTTGCTCCATTTTCTAACAAAGAAACATTGTGCTTGTTGACCGCGTTATGATTGTCAATATCAACAGCCGCGGCTTTTATGGGTGACATTCCATAAAAATCATCTAATGGATTCCACATTTTGATGTGCTTGACTTCTGATACACCTGTTACTGGATCAGCATCATAGGTATGCACCACCCTGCCATTTAACATATATTCATACCCTGATGGGCTTGCTGTCTTGCTTGGCTTTACCTTTACCCTATCAGGGCGTAATAAATATAATTCTCTTGGGATACCTGCTACCTCTGACATTTGGGCATATGAATTACCAGATATTAAAAGATAAGAATAAAGGGATTGAAAATACTCAACACCTGCTTGCATAGGGTTTGGTCTTTTAAGTAATGATAATATGGGATGTTGGTCTAACTCCATATCACCTTGATAGGCTTTCCAATGAATAGAAGCCGCGCCATTAGCTATTTCATTTACACATCTATAAACTATTGCGTTCTGGGAATAACCATCATCTGCATAATTATCATAATTATCTCTACGAGAGTATGAATTACCAGTTGTGTTCAAAACAACTTGTGGTGCTTCTTTTATCTCATAACCTTTATTACTTCGTAAAAAATCAAATAAACCCATCAGGAAATTCTCCAATACGCCTGACCATTGGTTTGGCTCAGTTCTGTTAATGCCCAAACTAGAGCATCCATCCTATCAGGTGATTTCTTACTGGCTTGTGTGAAGAAACACATCTGATCTTCTAATTCTGAGAAAGCACCAACGTGATGCACCTTCCCTTGTTCGTATAGGGCGGCTATTGGCTCTGCCCTTATAATCTTACCGCGACTAGCGTTTACTGGTGTATAAGGTACGCTGTTATCTATGTTCCTTAACAACCTTTCCACTAAATCACCACCATTATTTACTTCGGCAACTATCCTATCTGCGCTGTATTTGTAATATGCTTCTATTGCTTTTTTACCCCAACCATCAGCAGAATATTTGCCTGATAGATCATCTATAACATAAAACCGCCCTTCAATGCTACTACCACATACAACGATACCTGTTTCATCAGAATTTTCAGTATTAGTTACAGCAGGGTCAATGGCTACTACCACCCTTTGAAAGTCCACAGTCGAATCTCTAGATATTCTAGCAGAGTCTATCATGCCATAATTCCATAATGCTCCTTCTTGTTCTTCTAATATATCCGCATAAAGCTCTTGCCTACCAAGTCTTGTGCCTTCGTATTTGTCTTTCAGTTGCTGAAGTGCTGTTTCTGCTAAGTTCTTGTAGTTCTCAAATGTTGAACCCCTTGTCAGATGTACATCTTTGCCCTCTCTTTTTGCTAATCCAACAATCAAAGGCGTTGCTCTTGGTGTGGTTGTAATAACTAATCTTGGGTCATCCCCTAATCTTAATCCAAACATCATCTGGTCATAAGATTCTGGATATCTCCATGCCGCAACTTCATCAGCCCATATTCTATGAAATTGTGGACCACGTAATCTATCTGGCTCTATAGCGGCAAAACCTTGTATAACCGACCCATTAAATAAAGTTATCTCCATGGCAGATCTATTATAAGATTCTGACTTTGAAACAGCATAACACTCATCAGGAATAATTTTTAATAAGCCAGAGTCCCCCTCAAAACAAACACGTCTTAAATCGCCTCTAGTGGGTGCTACAACGCCACAGCGAACATTTGGGTTAGATAGTGCGTAAGCTACAATATCCTCGCCTCCTGTCCTTGTTTTACCCCATCCTCGTCCTGCTAGAATTAACCATACAGACCAATCTCCTTCTGGGGTAAATTGTTTCTTTCTTGCTGTATTACTCCAATTAACGAATGAAATGAAAGCGGCTTGCTCTGCCTTGCTTTCAAGTGTTTGTGCTATGGCTTCTAATTTCTTAATTCCAGAAATATCGATTGAAGCGTCAGGCATCTTCGTCATCTGCCTTATTTCTCGCCATCTGAGCTATAATATCAAAAGCCTCTGTAAGTTTTTGACCAGTCTTATCCTCTGTTACGACATCATGCTTGTCTCGCTGACCTAACAGTTGCTTGCCAAGCCATATAGCCATAGTTGCATTATTATCATCATTCATAATCTGAAACTGCTTACGTCTGACCGAAAGCTTACCATACTCACGACCACCTTGAATTATTTCTTTTAAGTCTGGCTCTGCCGCAACTCTATCCTCTAATGTTCTAAGTGGTATTTCTAAGAAAGAGGCGATTTCTGGCATCGTGCAGTTGAGCAAACAAACCCGTCTCAACTCTTCACGATTGATTTCTGTTTTTGGTCTGCCTACTGGGTTTTTGATTTTTTCTTGCATCTTTTTTATATACCACGGAAAATTTTTATTTTTCTATCATATATCCTACGAAATCGCTAAATTTAAAAAATAAATACGGATTATATTTTTCTATCGTTTTGAATTTCATTGGGATCTGGACACCTGCTAGACTTAATTCCTTTTCTATTAAATCTTTATAATTATCCGTTGAATGTGTTTTAGCTTCTAAAGTCAATCTATAATCTACTAGCCCTATATAACCACCATGGTTTTCTTGCTTATCAAAAATGATGAGCAACCCTCCCTCATTCAAATTTTCATAAATATTCGATAAAAGTTTACTTCTATCTTTAGGGCTTATGAACATCATAGTGAGAAATAATATACTGATATCATGTTTTTTAAACTGATAATCTGTAATATCTTGAATTATCAAATCTCCATAATCACATTGATAAAGCTCTGACATTTCTTTGCTTTTTTCAATCGCTACTAATTTACAATTCCTATGTTTCAAAACATCTTTTATTTGATTACCAATATTACCTGTTGAAGCTCCTAAATCATAAATCAACCCATCATTCGGAGCATAATGCCTAACTAAATGTCGAATGGTAGATGTTGCTAAATCATACCATGGTAATTGCTCTCTGACGTGATTATCAAAATTTTTAGCAACTTCTTTATTTTCAAATGTCCAACTATGAGGAATTTTCATAAGATTTTTTCTTTCAGATTATTAACTATATGATACATCATTTTAGGCGGCACACTCCTTCCTAATCTTTCTGCTTTTTGATAATAATTACCTGTTAATATAAAATCTTCTGGGAAAGAGCAAATTTCTTTCAACTCTGATATCGATAAAAACCTATCTTCATACGGATGTATGACAGAGGCAGACTTTCCGTATGTCGCGCAAATTGTAAAACTTGGCTTATATAACGGACAGCGATATAGATTGAAAAATTTTTTACTTCCATCTCCTTGTTTCATTTTTGAAATCTCAGGTATGAGACACTTCGGCAGTTTCCAACATTCATCTTCTACAAAATGATTTTTAGAAAAAACTTTTTCTGTCGTTTGTCTAGCCTTATAACTTGGAAATATAGGTTCTTTTTTTAAATCATTTCTTACACCAATGAAGAATACTCTTTTTCTCATTTGTGGAACTTCTAAATAACTAGCGTCTAAACAAGCCGCTTTTACATTATAATTAAGTTTCTGAAATTCTTTTAAAAATAAATTAAAATAACCTTTAGATTTTCCCTTTATTAGACCGCTAACATTCTCGGCAATAAAAATTTTCGGTTGTATACCATCTAAAAGTCTTATGTATTCAAAAAATAAATCATCGGTTCTCTGTTTAGAGTCTGAATATTTTTTTATCTTACCCCATCCCTTTTCTCTTTTGCCTGATGTACTGAAAGAAGCGCATGGTGGTGATCCATCAAAAAAATCTAGTTCTGATTTTTTAATTTTCAAAGTCTCTAATATATCTTTCGGTTCTACTTTTCTTATATCTCTCGTATCAACGTAAGTTTGAGGGAAATTTTTTTTATAAGTATCTGATGCCGCTGGTATAAATTCATTGGCATATTTAATATCGACTCCTGCCATTTTATACCCAAGACTCGAACCTCCGCACCCTGAGAATAAAGATAAACCTATTTTATTAATTGAACTCATAACCGCACTTAGGACAACTGTTTTCTAGGCTGAAACCTTCATTGATTTCATTTACTTCAGGTATATCTACTTCAATTTCTAATATATTTTCTAATTCTTTTAACTCGAAACCTAGCGATTCTAAATCGAAAGATTCATTATTTAATAGTTCTATTTCTTCTTTAAGTAATTGAAAATCCCAATTTGCATCTTCTGAGACTCTATTATCTGCTATTCTATACGCTTGAGCTTTTTCTGCATCTACATCCATGACTACGATAGGAATAGTCTGTAAATTTAAATATTTTGAAGCTAAATATCTAGTATGACCCACAATAATAGTATAATTTTTATCTACAACTATTGGCTGTTGAAACCCAAACTTTTTTATAGACGAAGCTACCTTTTCAACTGGTTGATTTTTTCTTGGGTTTTTAAGATAAGGTTTTATTGAATCTAAACTTAAATTTTCTACTTTCATTATAACTCCTGTTAAAAATGAAGGGGATAGACCGCCTACTGCCTACCCCCTTGTGCGCCAAGCGACCAACTTAGCACGGAGATCAATTAGCAAAAGGTGGACTGTAAGAAACCTATTGCCATCATGAATACCTATTTTTACCATTATTTTTTATCTATGTCTAACGTCAATTTTTCTTGAACTGGCTTTATATACTGCACTTGAAATAAAGAAGATTGTGCGTATTCGCGTTTTAAGCGTTCTACAGCGACTTCATAATAATCTTTGTTCTTTTCTATACCTGTTGCACTTACCCCCATTCTATGGGCTGATATGAGCGTTGTACCGCTACCCATGAAGGGATCTATTATTGTTTCCTCTGGCTTAACAAAATCTTTGATTATTTCGCTCATAAGCCTATGAGGTTTTTCTGTTGGGTGTCTACCATCTCTATCATTAGAATTAACTAAATG